TGCTAGATATGTATATTCTGGATTGACGAAGACTGGTTCAATCGTGACTGGCGAGCGCGGACGAAGGAATCTAAAGTATTCTGTTCTTTTAATATCCGGCAATCCGTCAACGTCGACTAGGTCGACTGCAATAAACACTTTACCATACTGTGGCGGATCAAGATCTTCGCCGCCGAATGCGGTGACCGCATTCACTTCTGGGAAATTTATCTTAAGTAACGTTTCATAGTCTTCTGTAGTGACTGCTCGTTCCTGTGTAGTAAAGTAACGAGGAGCGTTAAACTTAATCGACTCAATTGATTCTGAAATTGACCCCGCATTTGCCGGAGATTCGGTGACTACTGCGATATTTGCTTGGCCATCGATTAGACTATCTGGAATAAACGCGTTACAACCATTAGGAAGTTCACCATTCGAGATTCGATATTCAATAACAACTACAGAGTTTTCCTTTGGTTTACGCCCAGTTACGCCGTCACCAAATACAATTTCATAAGAATCGCTTTCTGCACCTTGAACAAAGTAAATCTTTGAAGAGGAATCTAAGTTGAATAGAGATGATGCACGCGTGTATGTATGAATAGTAGCGCCTGTATCTTCAATCACCGTAACTGAAAGCGACGAAATGTCAACATTCTTGTTTGATATAATATTACGCTGCTTGTTATTTGAAGCATATACGTAAGTATCTTTAAGATAGATGCCTTCATAAATCTTAAGATTAGGAATGTTGAATATGCCAAATCCGTTTATTGTAATGTTTTCCGCAACCGAAAATGTATAAAGCTGATTAAAGAAGTTCGAGCTAAATGTGTAACCCTTTGGAATAGTCAAGCTCGTTGTATTCGCATTTTGCGCAGTAACAGTAAGATTGATTATTGCTTCGGCTGACTTAAATGAACGTGGAACGTAGTTAAGTTCTTTGGCGTGAGAAACGACTGAATCACGAAGCACTGCAGAGTCCATGAACATTTCGTTTCCGACCATGTTCAAATAGAATCCTTGATGGAATGTATTATATGCAAGAAGATCAAGCAAGACAGCCATGTTCGACCCGTCAAAATCATAATCTTTAAATCGATCTTGACCACGTAAATACGATTTAAAGGTATTCTTAATCGTATCGAAATCTAGACTCGTAAGAGAAATACTCGAATTGGCTGCCATTATCTTGCTCTATCCAGTGCTATATTAAGCGTGAAAGGTTCTTGGCTATTTATAATCATAAATGACATGGTAACATCGTACAAATTCCTATCATAATTTGGAATAACCGCCATCTTTAAGATTTTTGCGCGTGGCTCGTATTGATCAATCGTATTATAGATTAGATTGTATATTGTAGTTGACATCCCATCAGTCATTGGCTCAAACAATAGATTTGATAGATCGCCGCCAATATTTGGTTGATAAAGTCTTTCGCCGCGGTTCGTTGAGAGTAAGTTACGAATTGATCGTGCAACAGCTCTCTCATTAATAAACTTTACGATATCTTTTGATACCGGATGAGGATTTAAATTAATCAAGAAATCACTATAGATCTGATCTTGATTTAAAAGTGGTGTATTCTTATCTGCTCTTGTAATCATTTAGACTAATCCCGTTCCTAATTCGTTAATCTTCACTGTAAAATACACTCGAGTATTCGGTGCTGCTGTTGAAGCATCTGCAGGAGTTACGATATTAATGATATCATTTATAGCTAAATTGACTTGGCTATTCGCAGTCGTTTTAACGACTTCACCAGTTGTTGTGATTGTTACGTTACCTTTACTTACATTATTTACTGTGATATTAAATACTACATTTGATGTAGGATTGTCTAATTGTTTTGCTATAGACCATTCACTAAAGTTGGAAGCAATATATCCATTTGAAGTAGTGATCGTGCCAAATGCCACGTTGCTGTTTAATAATGGCGGTGTTAAAATAATGTTGAATTCTCGAATATTACTTATACTCGTTTCTAAATCAATACTATTCGCAAAAGTTTCCGCGTTTGTAATAAACGTGCTTGCTGCGCCGCTTTCAACACTCTGAATAAATGCGTCGTTACTTGAAGTATCGATAGCCGGTGCTTGACCAGTCGCAGTTACGATATCGTTTTGAATAGTTGAAATGGTAGAAAGATCTGAGTTTAAATCACTTGACACAGAGTTAACAAGCTGATTGATATCTGATATTGCTTGTTTGCCTTGCTGAATTAAAGAAAGAACGTTGCGTATATCGTCGATAGATACATCGTCTTTCTTTAGTTCGCCGCATATAGCATCTTGAATAGCATCTTGAATAGTATTTTGAAGACTAATTACAGCTTGGTCAAGCGTCTTTTGCGCTTCTTGCAAGATAAAATCTGGCAAAGACTTTACAAATTCTTCTAATCGTTCAAGCGCTTCTCTGATTTCAATCTGTAAAGCATTAAGAGCTTGAAGCAATTTAATGATTTGAATTGCCATCGTAATCGCAGCTTGAAGTTCAGGCAAGATATCTTTAAGAACCATCTTTTTGATAAACTTTACTACTGCCCACGGAGTAAGTGGAAGTTTAAGAAGTGGAGCAATTCTTTCGTATAATACTGATTTTTCTTTTAACTTTTCATCAATATCCTGACGAAGATCGTTTAAATGCTGTACAACAATAGCTCTAAGTCCATCATAATCATTGAACGAACGAATCTGCGCTGTAAGTTCATTAATACGCGCAGTTGCGATGGCCAGCTCGTTAGGTGATTTATTCGCCTTTTCAATTTTCTGATCTGAGCGAAGGTTACATTCATTTGACCGAATCGATTGTTCAATTCGATTCTGTGTTTGTCGAGCAAAAGCTTCAGTGCTAAAGTTGACGCGCAATGCCATTATGCTGCACTCTTAATTTGAGATACTAAACCTTTATTCACAGATACGATTTTTCCAGTTGGACTTGTAAATGTCCCTGTTGCTCCTACGGCTGAAGAGATAGTACCTACAGCCGAAATAGATCCAGTCGTGACGAGCCCGCCTGGAGCTCGAATTGTTACTCCATTTACTGCTGAAAGAATAATGCTATCACCACTACTTAATTCCATCTTGCCAATCGATCCAACGTATAAATTTCCTGCTGAAACCACAGTAGTATCACCAATTACAGACGCGTTTAAATTACCTTCAATTGCCATACGAACATTACCTTTCACCTCAATGATACTATCACCACCAGTGATATTTATCGAATCGTCTTTGGCTACTATCGTGATTCTTCCATCTTTATTGATTTCAATATATGATCCAGCTTTATGTCGAACATGTATTCTTTCCTCACCTGCAGTATCATCAACTTCGATTACATGCCCAGACTTGGTTTGAAGTACTCGATTATACGGATACTCGGCTTTGTAAGAACTTTCTGGTTGTTCAAGGCCAATTTTTTCTTGATTAATAGAATTCTTCCCGCGGAATAAGAAAGACATAGAGTGATCTGATGATCCGGTGTCAGTGCTTGGATTAAATGCCATCGTACCAATGATAATAGAAACACGGCCATGGTCTCCATCAGGATAGAAACCAATCACTCGACTGCCAATTGCAAGTGAAGGATTCATTCCAATCCCATCAATGCTTTCGCTCGTAGTCGGTAACATTACATGCGACCAAGTAAGATCTTCATTCTTCATTAGTAGATCATGATCTTGATACACTTTAACACGAACGCGGCCAAGCTTTTCTGGATCTCCAGTAATATTGACTACTTCGCCAATAAACCAATACGCATTAAACATTATCACTCTCCAAAGGTTTATTTCTACGAAGCTCCATCGAAATCATGTGCTGAGGACGATCACTATTTAAAATCATGTGGCGTAAAGAAGTAATTAAGTATAATCCGCTTTTTGCTGCAGGTTTATCTTTATTTGATTCAAAAGACGTAGGATTGACGATTGTGCACTTAATTACATTACCGACCGTCAATTCAGTATCACCATAAACAAGAATTTGCACAACCTCTTGTTCAAGTAAATATGAAAACGCTATACGCTTTGACACGTATTCAGCAAGATTCGAATCAGTAACGTCTGACGAGATTGGTACAAATTTAATATTATTTGTAATCTTTCCATACGACTGGTCAAACGCAGATTTATTCATAGTCTTTGCTTTATCTGAAAGCAATTCGAATTCGTCTTTACCCGGTTGAAACAAATATGACTTATATTCGCCACGAACCATATCATATGAGTTTACTATATTTGAGAGCTTTGAAGCGTCTGAAAAGCTATCAGAAGATAATTGATTTAGCGCAATGATGTTACGAACTGTTACGTCCTTTGCCGATTCTTTCGTAGCAGAATCATAAAAGAATTCCTTATCTGTAGTAGCGTTGCCTTTATTTTGACTGTCTACACCTTGTTTAATAAGTTTTTCGACTGCAGTAAAATGGAATCCATTCTTATTTTCAAAGAAGACATATGCGCCTGATTTATATTTACTCGAGTACGCGTAACGAACCATGTAGTTGATTGCAGCAAGCGGCCGTATGATAGTGAAAGGTGGTAGGTCTTCGATTGAGCGAGTACCGTCAATATTGACCTTCTTATCTGTTTTTACGTATGCGTCAAAGATCTTTTTTACTGCATTAGACATCGAGTCTTTGAACTTTAGACTCATAGTAGTAACAGAGTTTCGAAGTGCTTCCGGTGAAGCAAGTGCGAGTGTATAAGTTTGCATCTTAAGATTTGACTTCATTGAGATATTACCAATATCTGTAATAGCCAAAATGTATACTGAAGGATCAGTCTGTGACTTTGATGTCTTAAATGCAATAGTAATATAGTCACCAGCGCGCATTTGAACATCTTGAAGAATTGATGCCGGATCACCAACTTCTGCAGTAGCAAAAATTGCAGGTTTAAATATACTTTCAAAAATGTTAATAACTTTTACTTGATTTACGAAGTTATATGTTTTATTCGAATCAATCGAAGTATAATCGATGCTTATAATGTCAACGTCGCCAGGAATAACTTTTTCAATAGTCTTTGCTGGGCTTACACTTTGGCCTTGAAGCTGACGAAGCTTTTGAACTACTTGAATAGGTCCATTTAACGCTGAACTAAATTGTGTAAGAATTGACGGTCTATCACTCACTTTATCTACTCATCAATCTCTTTAAATCGCTTTCAGCTTGAGATTTAAATCGCACATCTAAAAGCTTTATTTCTTTTTTTAATTCATTAAGCTCGTTTTCATATTCAAATGCTGTGACTGGTTTCCAGTAAATGACTTCATTGATATCAATATTTTGAGTTAGCGGCTGAGCTGGCACCAGAGTGATCGTGGCCCTTGCTGATGATGTTTGGCCAGTCACTATATTGCCTACCAATAGACCGCCGACTATGTGCTTACAGATCAGATAATCATTTCCTACACTAGCAACTGTGGCATATACTGAACCTGATACTTGAATCTCTTCGCCTACAACAAATGTTCCAGAGATATTGTTAATCGTAATTTGTTCAATACGATTCGTTGCAACAGTATAATTCTTTTGATCAACAACATATTGAACGGGAATAAGATTCATATCAAGTACAGGCTTATAATACTTTCTAATCTTACCAAGACTACTTTTGCCTAGCTCAGCAAACTGTTGAGGCGTAAGTATCGTATCAATTGAAATCCAATCAAAACGATAAAACTCAATCTTTCGCATTGATACTTCAACTGAGCCGTACTTTGCTTCGAGATATCGATTAAAATCGATTTCTGTCATTGGCATATCGTAATAAGGATCAATAATATCATTTGAAAACCAAACTAACCAAGAGTAACCTGGGCTATCATAATAGTAGTTTGAAAGTACGTCTACTCGATCAAGTTCATTCATAGTATAACGCTGAAAGACGAGTCGGTTGTCACGAGTTTCGTCAGATAGCTTAGCTCTCGCTAAAAGGTTTTTAGCAAGTTGACCGTCATAGGTGATTGTTGGAAGCTTATTGAAATAATTCATGTGCTGGCGTTCCGTGTATCATCGAATGTGTTTAGATTAACTGCAGGATCAGATAAGAGATCGGGTATTGCAAGTAAAGCCCGTTCAGCCTCGCCTGCAAGGCCTGAGGTAAACAAATCATCCATTTCGCTTTCAGTTCCCCAAGTTTCTCCAGTTACATATTCGATTTCCTTCATTTGAAGAGAGAGTTCGTACACAACTGGGCTAGTGTCTTTATAAAATGCAGGAACGTTTGCAGGATTATAATTGACATTCATTGATTGAATAAAACATCTTTTCATTCGTATAATTGAATTTTCTGTCCATCCCCATCTATTAGTCGTTCTGCCCGATGATTCTAGTGGCTGATCCCAAGGATAAAAATTCATCTGACATAAGTTTGGATAATTCATGATTCCAGAAATGACTCCTGTAGAATATGTAGGAAGAGAAGCCTTTTTAATTGTTTGAATAATCTTTTTTACGTTCATTGACTCTCGCTGATTTTTAGGATTAAAGTACCAAGTAAACGAAAAATCTCTAAGAGCGGGACCGATAAATTTGATAGTAGGATTAGGATTAGAAACCGCGCCATAGTCTTGCTCAATTGCAGTAGTAAGTTGTGCCGGAATTTGGCTTGCACCAGGCAATGACATTGCAGCTGATAGCGCATTAGTAACGTTAGAATACCTCATTTGTGATGGAGTAGGTGGTCCCATTAAATTTGGATCTATTCCAAATTTTTTAGACAGCATCCCTCCTAATATAGAGCTTGAGTTTAAAGCTGATGCGACTATTTGTGGTGCAGAAGTCTCCAATCTATATGCGAGTGATGGAACTGAATTTACTACACCATTTAAAATATCACCTACTACACCCATATCTTGCGCTGCAAAATTTGTATGGCTATTATCATACAAATGAATTGGTAAAGGCAAATTTATAGTATGTGTAGGTGTTTCTCGAGAGTTTCGAAATGGCTCTGGGCTTTCATACTTAAATAGTCTTAGTGTAGTATAATACTTTGCTCCGGTCGTGCCGCCGCCAGCACCAGGTGTAACCGAAGTAGGCGATGAATCATCAGACATTAAAGCACCGACATAATTATATGACGATCATTTCTTCGAGCATCGGCAATTTTGACAGAAGGGTTTGATTTTGTAATAGCATCAGCAGTATTCAACGAAGATCTACGTAAATTTGAAAGCTTAGCACCATTTGTTCTTGATACATCAAGACCGGCTAATGCATAGTACATTTCTTCTGTCGATGATACGACTGCAGCTTCAATCTGACCATTTACGAGAGAAGCACTACTTTCAAGTGAAGCACCTTCTGCTAGGATTCTTAAGCTTAAATCTTGTGCAATACCGCGAGCATTCTGAGAACTTCCTGAAATGCTATTGACTGATACGTCATATGCTACTCGATCAATCGAAGTTCTTGAACTCGACTTTAAGTAGTTTTCGGGATTAAAGGCCATTGGTGTTCCTTATAAATATACATGAATCTATTTATATAGAGAATAAGAATGGCATATAAGGGAATCTTTAGACCTGTCAATACCGCGAAGTATAAAGGCGATCCGACAAAGATCATTTATCGTAGTCGCTGGGAATTCATGGTAATGCAAAAACTTGATGCTCATCCTGATGTGCTTGCTTGGTCGAGTGAAGAAATCATTATTCCTTATATATCTCCGTTGGACGGAAAGAAGCATAGATACTTTCCAGATTTTTGGTTTAGAAAAAAGAATCCAGATAATACTGTCGAAGAGATCTTAGTCGAAGTAAAACCTGCAAGTCAAACTAAACCACCAACTGCGCAAAAAGGCAAGCCTACAAAAAGATACATAACTGAAGTAGCTACATGGGGAATTAATTCTTCGAAGTGGCAATCAGCAGAAGCTTATTGTAAAGCAAAAGGCTGGAAATTTGTAATCATAACCGAACACGAATTGGGACTCAACTTTTAATGGCATCACCTACAATCTTTGATAAGCTCTTGACTCAAGGTGTTCGAGAAGGCAAGATTCCTTCTCGAACTCAAGACGCACGTGAATGGTATCGTAATTCAGTCAGTAAAGCAGTAGCAAAGTCTGGCGGAAAGGTTAATGAAAATACTTTTCTTCAAGGCGATGCAGATAGAGCTCGAACGTCAATTAAGCCGGGCGAAATGTACATGTATCACTATGACGCTAAGCATAAAGATACTCTTCCTTACTGGGATCGTTTTCCGATGGTATTTCCCTTTCGAGTCGAAGCAAATCGATTCTGGGGACTTAACTTACACTATCTTCCTTTAAATGAAAGAGCAATGCTAATGGATGCGCTCTACACTCTTACGAATAATAATCGTTACGATGAATCTACTCGGCTTAAAATGTCTTATGAAGTACTTTCGGGTGCTTCAAAATTTAGTTTATTTAAGCCATGTATTAAGCAATACCTTTACAGCCAACTCGCTTCAAAGTTTCTTTACATTTATCCTTCAGAATGGGACATTGCGCTTTTTCTTCCTGTCGAACGCTTTGTTGGTGCTACAAAGTCGCAAGTCTTTAAGGATTCAAAACAGATGTTAAAGGCAGATTAAATGTTTAATTTACAAAAATTTCAAACTAACATTAAAAATAATGGCGTATTGCATGGCAATCGATTTATCGTTGTAATGCCAGTATTACAAGCTATGAATAATGTTGATAGTAATTATGGAGAGAAGTTAACTTTAAGTGCAGAAGCAATTTCTGCGCCCGGAATGTCGTTTGCATCAGCTGATGGCTTACCGCCAAGATACGGCTACGGTCCAATTGAAGGTAGGCCATATGGAGTGTTGTTTGATCCTGTAACTATCACGTTTATGATTGACGGTCATGGCTCTGTGTACAAATATTTTTATGAATGGACAAACTCTATCGTAAATTATAGGTCACAAGGTCAAAGTATGGCTGTAAAAAATAGCATAAACAATGCAGCACCATATGAAGTGTCATATAAAGATGATTATTGTAAAGATATATTTGTGTACGTACTTGAACCTCACCATGATTCAACAAAGGTTACTACCGAACACGTAATGAAATACACATTCTTTCGTGCATATCCTCGAGCATTACCTCAGCTTAATCTAGCATGGAGAGAACAAAACGAGTATCTAAGATTACCTATTACGTTTGACTACACTGACTTTATAGTTGAATTTGATAAAAAACAAAACCATTAATGGAGCTTTAACATGAAATTACCTAAGATTGATCAGCCTATCTTTGAAATGAAAATTCCTTCAAGCGAAAAGCCAGTAAGATATCGTCCATATTTGTGCAAAGAAGAAAAGCTATTGCTAATAGCTCAAGAATCACGAGATGATGCTGACGTTGTAAGAGCAATTAAACAGATTCTCACAAATTGTGTAATTGAAGATTGGTTTGACGTTGATGATTTAACTACATTCGACATGGAATACATGTTTCTTAAGCTAAGAGCAAAATCTGTAGATAACATTGTAAAGATCTCAATACAAGATGCTGATGATGAGGAAGTTTATCCATTCGAAGTTAATCTTGATGAAGTAGAAATGTTACAGCCATCAGAAGTTTCGAATACAATTCAAATCAATGAAGAACTAGGAATGAAGCTTCGATATCCTTCGACTACGATTCTTGATACTTTACCCGAAGGTTCAAATCAAGCTGATGTAGCTGAACACCTTATCATTAACTGCATTGATGTAATCTTTGATAATGATAACGTATATCCAATTAATGAACTCGGTAAGGATGAATTGACTGAGTTCATTGACAATCTTCCAGTTTCTGCAATGAATAACATTAGTAACTTTTTTAAGTCTATGCCAAGAATGCACTATAAGATTGAATATACAAATAAACTTGATATGAAGAAAGAGATTCATCTAAGGTCTCTCAGCGATTTTTTTATTTTGCGCTGAACTACACGTCACTGTATAATTATTACAGTACCATTTTTGCGTTAGTTCAGCATCATCAGTATTCAATCACTGAGATCGAAAACTTAATACCGTATGAAAGAGATCTTTATGTTGATATGTTAATCATGTACCTAGAAAAACGTAAACAGGAACTCGAGAGTCAAAATGGAAGCTAAAGAATCTACACCTCGACTAGACGTTCAAGAAATACTTCCTTCACTTGGAGTGTTTGGCGATGCTATGTCTACAACGTCTAGTTCGAGCCAAAATGATTCTGAATCATTCGTTGAGCGTTTAGTCCTTTCGACTAATGATCTCGTCGAACAACTTGATCAGCTTAATGATAACATCGTTAAACAATTTGATAGCAGTGAAAGACTATTAAGAGAAGAATTATTCGAGCAAAAATCAAAAGAAAGACCTAATGAAAGTTTAGCGTACAACTCATCATTCAAAGAAATGAATATTATTCTTGAAGAGATGAAGAAAACGATGGAAGAGTTACTTGAACTTACAGAAAATGGCTTAAGCGATTTAAGTGATAATGATCTTGATATTGATGATAATCGTCGTAGAGGTCGTAGAGGTCGCGGCGGCCGACTCGGCCGGCTCGGCCGGCTGGGCAGGTTTATTACTAGACCATTGGCTGCTATTGGAACTACTGCTGCGATTGGGATTGGCGGTGCGGTTGCATTTACAGGTGCTGCCGTTGTTGGCCTCAATGCAGGCGCGGAACAAATATACGCTGAAGGAAGTGAACCGCTTAAAATGCTTGAAAACCAATATGGCATGAAAGCAATTAAAAATAAAGACGGCCATTTTATTGAAGCATATGAAATTAACGGAAAGCGATACCCGGCTAATAAAATACCAAAAGAATACCAAACTCTTCTTGATGCGTATGGGCCAACAGCTCGACCTGGTGACGGTAGAACAAATGCTGCGTTGAAAGCAATTAAAGACAATCCTCAAATTTATGAATCATTAAAAACAAATCAACCAAAGTACGATGCTGCAACACAAAAAGCAATCGATAAATTTAATGATGGAGGTGGTGATTTTGGCGGTGGTGGAGCTTCAGCACCTTATATTACTCCAAATGCTTTATCGCCAACTGATACACAAAAGATGTTTCCTGAGCAATTTGCAGCATCTCAAGCTCAAACACCTTTAGCACAAAATCTAGTAACTGGAGCAGCGATGGCTAACGCGGCTAAACCAGAATATTCTACTATAGAACCTGAAATGACTGTAACAAGCAAGCGAATAAATGAAATAGCTAAACCAGAATATTCTACTATAAAAGCTGAAACGCCTGTAGCGGCAAAGATAAATGAATTATTAAAACCAGAAATAGCTACAACTAATCTCAATCAAACCCTAAACACCGTAAATCAAACTCAATCAATGTTAGCAAACTCGCCAATAATGAACTCCGAGTCTGACGAATCTATTCAAACAAGATTAGAAAAGAGTTCAGAATTTTCAGATGTAATGATGAAATCCGCAACTTCAAATTTTAGCGAACAAATGTCAAGTAAAATTGAAGAATATACTCGAACTGTAGATAAAATGGAATCTTCTACGATCACAGCTCCACCAATCATAATGGGTAATTCTGGTGGAGCTAGTCAAGCTGCGCCATTAAGTCCTTCTCTATCATCATTTCAAAGCATGGGTATAATAGGTACTGATGAAGTTCCAGATCCTAATTACTTTGGTGGATCACTTGAATTAGAGTTAATGATATGACAATGAAGTTAAGACAACTTTCTTCAGATGATCTTGAAGAACTCGTAAAGCTCATCACTGGTTGCACATGTTCAGCTGAATCTGAAGATGGAATTGAAAAGCAATCACTCACACTAGTTAATATTGATGAG